TTACTTATTTTGAAGCTCTCTTGCAGCTGGGTAGAGAATTGGGGATTTTGGACGAAAATAAAACTAAACCTAAAAATATAAATGTATGCAAGTTTTCCGAGTTCGAGGGAACACTGAATGAGGAGGGGTTTTGCTACGAAACCAAAGATTTTACACCTTACGAGCTGGAGGTTCTTGGACCATTGATGACGGAGGAAGTATGCCGAAAGTATGGGCTTTATTCCTTAAAGTCTTATTCTTGGCTCAAAAAGGAAGAGAATACCCAAAAAGAATTCTGCAATGTCTACACGGTGGAGAGTTCCGAAACCTATCCTGTTTTTGCCTTTATCGTAAAAGCAGGAGGCGGAAAGAAGAAAATCCACCTGGAGGGCGAAAACAAAAATGTAGTAGTAGAAGAACCCGAAGAGGAAAGAGTTTGGCTGAAAATCTACAAACCAAAATCTACCGATAAGAAATACCGATTTTCTTACCTTGGTAAGAAGCCATCACAGCATATTTTTGGGCTGGAAAATGTAAAAAACATTTACAATAAACTTCAGCAGGAAGTAGAGGAGTCCTACGATGATGAGGAGGAATCTGCACCAGCAAAAGTGAAAAAATTAGAGCGAATTATCATCTGCTCTGGGGATAGAGATTCTCTCAATATGGCTTCTACAGGCGAAACTGTGGTTTGGTTTAATTCCGAAACGGCGGATATTACCGAAACACAAATTGCGATGCTTTTCAAGTATGCATTTGAGGTTATCAATGTTCCAGACCTTGACCCTACAGGCTTCGAGGCTGGGAAGAAACTGGCTCTGGAGCATATGGACATCAAGACTGCATGGCTCCCAGAAAGCCTTACCAAATCCAAAGATTTCAGAGGTAATCCGAAAAAAGATTTTACCGACTTTATGAAATCTGAAGCTGCATTTGAAGACAAAGAACAAAAAGAGCTTCGGGCAAAAGTGAAGAGGTTTCTGGAACTTGCCAGACCTGCTAAGTTTTGGATTGAAAAATGGAGAACGAACAAAGAGGGGAAGAAAATAGACCACACGCCAACCTACAGCGTGAATTACAAAAATGCGTTCAATTTTTTGAAGCTGAACGGATTTTTCAGAATAAAAGACGCCACCAGAAAGGATGGTTACTATTTTGTTCAGCAGAACAAGCACATTCTTCGGGAGGTTTCCTCGCAGGAAATAAAAGACTTTTTCAATAAGTTTTTGGATGAAAAACAAAAAGAAAAAGGACTTAGACTTTTTCCCGATGAATTGCTGAACATGGTAATAGGTTCGGAGGCAGTTTCGGAGAAAAAACTTCAGAACCTGGAGAGCAAGGAGTTTGATTTTACAGACTTTACTCCTACTTCTCAGTTTTTCTTCTTTGACAAGTTCATTTGGGAAGTCAGCAAGGATAAAATAGAGAGGATAGATAAAGGCTACAGCCGTTATGTGATGGAGGACGATATTTTGAACGAAATCATTTTCCGCCAGACCAGAACGACTCTGAACACTTCTAAACTGAATATAGAAGAGCCGTTTTTTAATATTAAAAAAGATGAGAATAACAATTGGAAGTTGGATATTGTAAGAAGTGACTGCGACTTTATGAACTACTTTATCAATACCTGCCGAGTTCATTGGAAAGAAGAATTAAGGGATTTGAAACCATCTGAATATGATAATTATTTAGATGAAAATAAATTTATTATCAATAAAGAAACGCTTTCAGAGGATCAGATCTACGAACAAGAATTGCATTTTATCAACAAGGTGTATTCTTTCGGGTATATGCTCCACCGATACAAAGACCCTGCTAAGGCTTGGTGTCTGTATATCATGGACAATGAAGTGGTGGATGATAACGAGTCCCATGGGCGAACAGGGAAGTCTATTTTTTCCAGCCATGCTTTGAGATTGTTCATGAATTCCAAGTATTTAGGAGCGAGGAAAAAGGGACTGCTGGAGAGCGACTTCTTGTATGATGGGATAACAGAACAGACCGACTATGTGCTGTTCGATGATGCGGATAAGAGATTCCAGTTTCAGCAATTATTCACGGATATTACTGGTGACTTGAATGTAAACCCGAAGAACCAGAACGCTTATTTGATTCCGTTCTACCTATCTCCGAAGTTCTGTATTTCTACCAACTATGCACCTTATGGGCTGGACAGCTCCACCAGAGGGAGGATTTTATTCATGTCGTTCGGGAATTGGTATCATGGCGAGATAGAAGGCTTCACAGAGCGAAATCCGATGCATGATTTTAACAATAGATTTTTCACTGACTGGGATGAAAAGCAGTGGAATTTATTCCTAAACTTCGCTATGCAGTGCCTACAGTTCTACCTTTCCACAAATGAAAAGATAGGAGCACCAGAAGGAAACATTAGAAAGAGAAACCTATTGGCTGAAATTGGAATTGTATTCTTTGAATGGGCGGAAGATTATTTCAAAGACGAAAACATTAACCAAGCTGTATGTAGAAGAGTGATGTATGAAAACTTGAAGAATTATAATAATTCCATGAAGCAGATTTCAGCGACTTCTTTCAAGAATAAATTAAAGCAGTTCTGCGAACTGAAAGGATACATATTTAATCCAAAGGATCAACTGACTGATAAAGCAGGGCAAAGAATTATGAAATGGACGGATAGTAAAACCGAGGAGCATTTCTTTATCCAAGTTCCAGAGGAAAGCGCAGAGGAAACGAATAATGAGCAAGACGATATATTTTTTTAAACCATGATAAAAACGGAGTTCCCTACGAATAGAGCAGAACTGAAAGAGCAATTCGGCTACCTTTCTTTCCAGTGCACATTCATCAACACGGATGTTGTAGTAGTGCGAAGCAGGAGGACTTATAAGTATGTTCTTGTTACATATTGCTGCGGAAAAAAAACGGGTTTTATTTGCGAAGATGAAACCCTACAATGGGAGAAGGCTTTCGAGATTTTCAAGGAGGTGCCGAGTAATTATAATGATCTAGACCAATGGGAGGAGCAGAACGAGGAAAGGCTGGAGCTCTTGGTTCCAAACACGCACAATTATGTATTTATCGACGACAAAGTAATAAGAGAAGTAGTAAAAATTAAAGAAAAAAAATAAAAAAATGGATAGAATAAAATTATTTACAACAGGATTTACCCAAGTGTTCCTGGTTGTGCTGAACACTTATTTCATCACGAGAGAGTTTCTATTTGGAATCCTTGCATGTGGCTTTCTTATCAGCTTTGTGTGGTCGCACAATGTGAAGAAAGTAGCTTTCGGGAGCGAGTGGGACAGAATTATTTATTCCCTTGGAGCGATGACTGGGAGTATCCTGGCATTTTACTTTGGGAAATTTATTTATTAAAGAACAATTTAAAATTAAAAAAAATGGAAACAATTTTTAAAGTAGGAGATAGGGTTTTTGATATTAAACATGGCTGGGGTACAGTTGCACTTAGGTTGAATGAATCCGAAGACCCTCATTATAGATTGAGAGTTGACTTTGTATACCATAGGGAGAGTTACACAGATGAAGGTAAATCCAATATCTCAGATGCATATCGCAGTCTTTCTTTCACAGAATATGACCTTATCAATGGAGGATTCAGCCAAGAAAGACCACCAATTAACTATAACGACTATATTGGTGAGTGGGGAGTATTTTGGGATAGGCGGTGTAATGGATACTATATATCTAAACTAAAAGGGTTAGATGTAAATAATAGATTTACAGAATTTATTGATTCGGATTCTGGCAAATGGGATAAATTTAAACCTCTCACGGAAGAGGAGCTTAAAATCCTAAAATCACGCAGTTAAGAGATAAATTGAATGAAACTATAAAAGCAGATAGTAGAACTAATCGCAAAGAGATTGAAAATTAAAAAGTAAAATTATGAATTACGAAGAATTTTTAGTTCCAGTTGAAATAGCGAAGGAACTTAAAGAAATAGGATTTAATGAACCGTGTTTATTTGTGTTAAATCCTCATAATACTTTAATACTAAGTTCAGAGGTTCATGACAAGGGAATAATTGATATTAGAAAAATCAAACCTCGTAGTAATGGTAAATTAGGAGAAGATTTTTGCTCAGTCCCTACCTATGAACAGGTGTTTGATTGGTTTTGGGAAAAGAAATATCCAGTTCATTTTTTCAATATAACAGAGCGTTCAACAGATAATATTGGGTGGATTTTTTGCATAAGAGGAAAAAAACAAATAACAACCATTTACAACTCTTATAAAGATGCACGACAAGGATGCATCAGAGAACTAATCAAAATTTATAAAAATGAAAACATTTAAAATTTAATCATATGGATATTATTGGAAACATCTACAGCAGAGAGGCTGCGGAGCAGAAAACAGAAACATTCCGTGTTCAAGAGTTCTTATTGGACGCCTCTTACTTCGACAATTACAATCAGACCCAGCGAGAGAATTTCCTCAAAATGCAGGTTAAGAATGCCAATATTGATAAGTTGGCGGCGATTCCTAACGGAAGTAGAGTGAAGGTCTTTTTTACCATAGAAGGAAGATTTTACGACAAAGAGGATGGAACAAAGGGACACGCTCAGAATCTCTCTGCGTTCAATTTCGAAGTGATTAAGCTGGCTGAGAATAAACCAGCCACTCCTGCTGCTCCTGCACCACAAGAAACCGACTTCTAGATGCTTAGGCGCTAATTAGTTTTTTTCATTGTAATCCGCTCAGATTTGGGCGGATTTTTCTTTTTGATATACATCAGTTTTCGCACACCTACAAGGCGGCGATTTTCACAACCCCCTGCCACCCCCAAAAAGTTGTAAAAAAGTTGTAAGGATTGTAAGGAATTATCCGAGCGGTCTGTTTGTCGGGTTTTATCGCCTTACAACTTTTATTTTTATTTTGTAAGGAATGGATAATCCTTACAAAAAAATTGTAAGGGAAAAACTGCCTTACAAAATGAATTTGGCTGTTGTATGGGATTCTTACAACTCTAAGTAAGGTGTAAATAATTGAAAAATAAGCATTTATAAAATCCTTACAATTCTTACAACTTTTTTCCTACTTTTTAGAGAATTTCAGAATAAAAGTTTCAGAAACTAAAAAAAGCAGAGCCTTTATAATATGGTGGAAAAATCATATACTTGCTCAAAAAAATAAGGATGCTAGTAAGTATATTTTTGCCAGTGAGTAAGCCGATCAAGCAGTTTTTGACTCAGAAATTTGGTGCGGAATATCAGCCAAGCCGAGATAATTGGTTCGGTATTCTTATCAGTTCCCTTTTGAGCAAGAAAAATTCGAACTGGGATGATCGTGCAAAAAATGAAGTTTTCGAGGAGGAATATAAAATTTCCTTTAAATTGTCTTATTCCGATAAACACGGAATCTGCATTCTTCCTACGCATGAGCAGCTGCTTCGGCGTGCGGTGGAAAGTTTGTTTCGGGAACATCTGTATGAAACTGCAGTTCTCAATAAACTCTACTATGATATAGAGTATAAAACATCCATAGAAAACCTGCTGAATTTCTACGGGATCCATGAGGAAGAAAAATCCTATTATCAAACTATCATTAGAGATTTTAATAGAAAAAAGGATAAAATCGCCCAACGATTAGAAAACCAGCCAAATAAAATATTTTCGTAAAAAAACTTTAAAATATGGTGGAAATCAGCAATATTCCAGAAAAATTCTTTCGTGAAATTCGACAAATCGAAATTTTCAACGCCAAAGAATATTCATTCACGGCGAACAGCACAGGCAAGAGTGTTTCTACTGAACCGAAAATAATCTTTAAAAACATCGTTCCCGAGGACTTTGACAGGTCTATCAAAAGAAAATTCAAAAACGGAAACGCTTTTTTCGAGGTGGATTTATCATTTAATCTCCACAGTATGAACCCGATGGACATTATTACTTATTCTATTCTTTTGAATAAAAAGGGGTTTGCCATCCGCCTGGTGACCAATGTAGATTCCATGATATTGGGCAATGAGCAGGAGCCGTTCATGGTAGAAGTTCACGATGGGCGCAAGGATGATAATTCTGGAAGTGATAGGATGCAGATCCAAATTTCTGGCGCTACCATTATAGAGCCCAAAGCCCAGAGCTTATAATTTTCTGTCTTTTTTTACGCAAAGAACATTTTAGATTTTTGAAAAATAAAATCTAAGAATGTTTAATGGTAATACTTTATTAAATACTCCGCTGGCAATAGACAAAGGCTATTTGATGAGCCTTGTTCCATCATTGGCAGCGGAATTTATGTTGATGAAATCCTCTCCTATACAGAGTGTAAAGGAGAGAGAAATGCAGTATTTATCCAAAATCAACAAACAGGGAGAAGGGAAAGAAAATATGAAGTTTCCTGTAATAGTGGATATTGTGGGGGCAATCACTAAATATTCTACTTACTTCTCTTACGGCACCCAGTTCCTTGGGGAGCTCTTGAAAGAATTGGATAGAAGCCCAAGTGTTTCGGGAATTATTCTCAATATAGATTCTGGAGGCGGTATGGTTTCTGGAACCGCAGAACTTACCCATATCATCAAGAATTTAGAAACTCCTACTATATCATATACCAGCGGTTATCAGTGTTCGGCGGCGCTGGACATTGCTTCTGGGTGTGATTATCATATGGCATCTCCTTTTGCTGATAAAATCGGCTCCATTGGGACGATGCTCTCTTACCAAGATTTTTCGGCAATGTTCGAAAAATGGGGAGCAAAAATCTATGAAATCTATGCTCCACAGTCTACAGAGAAGAACAAGGAGTATCGTGAGCTGATGAAAGGAAACGAAAAACTCTACACTGAACAGCTGAAAGTTTTAGCAGATGATTTTATTTCCAGAATGAAAGAAAATTTTGGAGAGAAACTGAAAGATGACGGGCATGTTTTCAAAGGAAAAACCTACACTCCGAAAGAGGCTTTGGAAATCGGTCTTATAGATGAACTCGGCTCTCTAGAAGATGCATTGAGCAAATTTTAATCATAATATCAAATAAAATGAAATTCACAAGAATCACAGCCCTACTGGGACTAGCGCAACTAACATTCCATGCAGGAGTGTTTGGAACGCAGAAGCCTTTTGCGAAGCTATCGGAAGAGGAATTGGAAAAAATAGAAAACGCCTTGGCTGGTCTGGAATCAGAAGGATTGGCGGAAGAACTGGAAAGCACCAAGCAGAGTCTTTCTGATGCTGTAACGAATCTAGAGGTCGTAAAAAAAAATTCGGAAGAAACGGTACAGGCGGTAGAAGCCGCACTAGAAACTGCAGGGTTAAAAGAGGAGGCTAAAGAAAGCGTGGTAGAGAACATCGCTTTACTTGGGGAAAAATGCAAGGAATTCGGAGGTTCTAAAAACAGACATTCTGTGGTAGAGAATGACGGAACAGAGAATTCTGAAAATGGTTTGATTGGAGGATTTATGAATCCAGAAGATGAGCACAATAAGTTGCTCCAGAGAGTGAAAAAGTAGAATAAATTAAAATATAAGAATATGAGTTTAAAAACAGATCAGATTAAAAACGAGCTTATTCGTTATTTATCTGTAAATCCTACTTTATTCAGCGGTATGGTTTTGTCAAGCGAGGTTTACATCAACCAGTTTGCAAGAACCGTAACCAAGGTAAAGGGGCATTATCCATCGGTTCAGGCATTGATGAGCCATGCAGTTCAGATTTTTGATTCCAAGAAAGTGACTCCTTATGGAGATATTACATTCTTGTATAAAGATTTGAAGAATTTCCATCAAAAAGTGGATTTCCAAATAGATCCAGCGGAAATTTTGGGAAGTATTTTTGAAGAAAAATACGAAGAAAGCAAAGGACTGCAGCAAAAGAGCATTTCTGTTCTTGCTATGCAGATTTTAAAGGAAAAAGTGATTGATGATGTTAATATTCTATCTATCACTGGTAAGTTTGATGCTTCACAGAAAGGACAGGCATCTCCTACATTCGGTTCATCAATGGACGGTTTGAACGAGGTTCACAAGAAAATAGCAGCGGATACTACAAATCCAGCATTCTTGATTCCTGGTGATGCGATAACTAAAACCAATGTATTGGAAGTGGTAACGGAATATGAAAGACAGATTCCATCACTTTATAAAAACAAAGTGAAAACTATCTTCATGAGCCAGACTGATGCGGAAGACTATCAGATTGCATACGAAGATAAGTTCGGACAAAACAAGTTCCAGGATGATGCCATGAGAACAAGACTTGGCAAGAGACAAATCGTGGGCATACCGAACCTTACCAAAGGAACTATCGTGTCTACGGTGGACAATAACCTATTAAGGCTTATTGATGAAATTGACAATCCAGCGACTATTACTTCGGTTCAAGAGAACGGAAGAATATTGGATATTCTTGGAGAGTTCTCTCTTGGATATGATTATGCTGTAAACCAATTGGTATTCATGCATACATCAGATGGAACGAAGAAACGAGGATTGAACAATGCTGACCAGAACGAATTGTTCTATGCAAGTGAAAAACTAAGTGTGTAATCCTATACCTGTAGGCACTTTTGGTGCTTACAGGTTTTTCTAAAAAAAATAATATTATGGCAAAAGAAGACGAAAAAGTTTCTGAAAACATCGAAGAAACTGCAGGTAATACTGAAGAATCTACAGAAAATGTAGCAAAGGAAACTCAGCTTGATACCAGGGAAAACGAACTGAATGTTTTTGCGGACCAGCTGAAAGAAAAAGAAGCTGAACTGGACAATCGTGAGAAAGAAATTGCAAAAAGAGAAGCTGAACTGGATAAGAGAGAAAAATCTCTTACAAAGAAAGAACCTAAACCAGCAGAGCCAAAAGCAGAAGCTGTTTCTTTTGAGTTTAATGGAGAAAAATACAGATTCACTGATGATGCTCCAAGCAAAATCAGAATCGATGGTTTCGTGAAAACTCAGCAGGAAATTTCCCAAGACAAAGACATACTGCTTCAGTTGGTCGTTGGCGGGTCTGGATTGATAGAAAAAGTTTAACCAAAAAAAATAAATAAAATTATGGCAAGTTGTTTTGATAGCATTCCGCACGAGAACTTGGAGCATTGTCCAAATGATGAAATCAATTCTGGGATTGCAACGAAGTTGTATTATGTTCCTGTAGATTTCATTAAAAGCATGGCAAAGCCTACGATTTCTACTACCTATGCCAGCAGGGTAACCATTGCAGCAGGAGGTATTGTTCTCAATAAGGATAAAGCGTGGAAATCCATCGATATTCAGATGGATGAAGGAGAGTTGAAACCAACCCTTACAGGGAATGTGGGCAACAAGAAGACAAAAACAGAATTGGAATTTCTTATTCCTGGTCTCAGAACGGAAGTGTTGGGCTGGATAGATGCCTATAAGAATGCTCCGTGTGTTTTTGTAGTAAAAGATGCCAATGGGAAACTCTTTGTGATTGGAAACAAAGACCTTGGAGCAAGAATAGATTCTGCTGAGGGAACTACAGGTAAGAAGATAGATGATAACTCTGGAGTAACAGTGAAGTTGGTAGCGAATGCGAAAACTTGTGTGTATGAAGGAGAAATCACATTAGAACCTGCAGCGTAGAAAATTGGAAAAGATGGATAAAAAGTATTTCAAACTGAATGTTCCGATAGGAACTAGGATTATCAGTTCTCGTGGTGATTTTGTAGTGGAAGAAGTTCCAGATGATGCTTTTGATTTTTTCCAAAGAGGCTCTCAGTGGCTTTCGCTGGAGCCAGAGGCTGTAGAGGGTCTTTCCAAATTGTCGGAAACGAAACTTAAAAGCCTTTTAGCTCTCAAAGAAAGGCAGGATATGACAGAAGATGCTGGCATTATCCGAGAGGCTTTGGAGCAAATTCTCCTTACGAGAACGGAGACAGCAGAAGATAAATCAAAATCACAAAAGAAACAGGAAGCCTAGTGCTTTCTGTTTTTTATCATTATGAATGCAAAAGAACACCAGGAACTTTTAGAAAAGTATATTTCATACGGAGGAAACCAGCGGATAACGGAAGCCTGCAGGAGGTTTTCCCTGCAGAATTTTGCAAAGCTGAAATATGAATTTTCTCGATTGAATAAGCCTGCAGAAGTTAAAGTTTCAGCTGAAATTCCAACCGATAAACCAGCAGACCAAGAGAGTGGAATTCCGAAAACAGAAGCGCCGAGAAAGGTTTTCAATGATTTTATTGCAGATTATCCCGTAGAGCTTCATAAGGTTTTCCGCAGACGCTGGGGGCTGTGGATGGAGGCTTGCTCTCTTAAAATTCAGCTCGGAGAACTTGACCCTAAAGATGAAGACGAAGCCTTTGAGCTTCAGTGGAAAATTTGGAATTGTTTTAAAGAATTTGACCAATGCCAAAAAGTGCTGAAACATTACAGAGAGCATAAGAGAATAATGCCTTTGGAAACTGAAACCGATTTTGAGGGAATGAGTGAGCTGGAAATTTATAAACATCGGGACAATCTTAGGGCGCTGATTACAAGGAGGAAACAGACCATTAAGAAAATGGAAAATTCCCTGCCTGCTCCCGAAGATCCAGAGTATAAGAGCCGACTGCACACGCTGAATCTAAAACGGGAACAACTCCAAGAAAAAGAAAACGAACTCATGGAATGCGAAAAATTTTTGAATAATGGAAAATAAAATACATGCTCCTTTGGAATGGTATACGGTTCAGAGGAAAGTAAAAGAGTTAGTGCCTTGTGATTTCAATCCAAGACAAATAAATGATGCCGATATGAAAAAACTCCGAGAGAGCTTGGAGAAATTCAATTTGGTAGAAATTCCAGTCATTGACCTGGACAATACGCTGATAGCAGGACACCAGAGAGTAGCTGCGTTGTTCGTGTTGGGGCGTGGTGAGGACAATATCGATGTAAGGATTCCAAACCGAAAACTTACCGAGGAGGAATTCAAAGAATACATGCTCCGAAGTAATATCCATAATGGTGAATTTGATTGGGAAAAAATAGAGGAATTCTTTCAAGATTTAGACCTTGAAGGCATCGGAATGGACATGGGCGATTTTGATGAATTTTTGAAGCAGAACGCTGTGCTTCCGCCTGAAGAAGAGGGCGATTTTGATGCCTCGCTCCCTGAAAAAACGCAAAGCGTGGAGGGGGATTTATTCGAATTAGTTTCTAAAGATAAAAACATAAAGCATAGATTTTTGTGCGATAGTTCTACCGATTCAGAGAACTGGGCGAGGTTGCTTGGTGATGATAAACTAAATCTATTACTTACCGACCCTCCGTATAATGTAGACTATCAAGGAGGAACGAAAGACAAACTAAAAATCAAGAATGATAAGATGAGCAATGATAATTTTTATCGATTCTTGTATGATTTCTTTGTGAATAGTTATGTTTTTTCTCATGCTGGTGCGCCTGCGTATGTATTTTATTCGGATTCGGAGGCTATCAATTTCAGACAATCTATGCTGGATGCAGGATATAAGATTTCCTCTACTTTGGTTTGGGTAAAGAATTCATTTGTATTAGGAAGGCTGGACTATCATATGCAGCATGAACCTGTTATTTTCTGCGAAGAAACACAGCCGACAGAGATAGAAACACACCGTTCCCTGGTATATGGCTGGAATGCAGAAGGAGCTCATCCTTGGTATACGGACAGAAAGCAAAGTTCGATTTTAAGGTTTGACAAGCCGCAGCGAAACGCCGACCATCCTACGATGAAGCCTTTGGATTTAATGGGTTATTTGATAAAGAATTCCAGCAGGCAAGGGGAAATTGTAGGTGATGGCTTCTTAGGTTCTGGCTCTACCTTGATAGCTTGTGAGCAAAATTGGAGAGCGTGCAGAGGCTTTGAGCTGGACACGAGGTTTTCGGATGTTATTGTAAGACGGTGGGTGTCCTATATGAAAGAAAACGGATTGGCTTATGAAGTGTGGAGGAACGGGAAACAGCTTACAGATGCAGAGATAGAGCAATTTAATAAAAAGTCAGAGGAATAAACCTCTGATTTTTTTTTGTAAAAAAATGAAAAAAAGTTAGTGAAAAACTTGCGTATTGTGAAAATTCACAGTATCTTTGTGGTGTTAAAAAAAGCGAAAGATATGAAGTTAACAGAAAAAGAAAAGGAGTTAATCGAAGCAATTAGAAACTTCTTAAAATCAAAACACAATCCCTCAATAGAATTAGAGTTTTATGCAAGGGAGCTTTTCGAAAAGATGATGGATGGAGAAGAGGAAGAAAAAGAAAAGTAAAAAATAAACCGCCCAAAGCGGGCGGTTTTTAATCTAAAAATATTAAGATAT